ATAAAAACGACCACGAAAGAGGTCGCTCAAATTGAAATTTGGATGAATAACTATCCAAGAAAAATGTTTAATTACAGCACGCCGATACAGGTTTATCTGGGTGGCTAACTTGGACTTGCAATTTGCCGTTATTATTTTCGTTTTGATAACTGGATATTTTTATTCTAAGCAAAGATTTAGTGTTAAAAAAATTTTCCAGCTATCAACAATTGCAAGATGGTATACTATTCCAGCTCTTGTGATAAGCTTTCTTTTTATAGAAAAAGGGCTACATATGTCCTTGCAGGATATTGTTAAGGCAATTTTTCCCATTTTTTTTTCGGAATATTGGTTTTTAACCTCGTTTGTGGTTATTTTAATACTTCAACCAATACTTCAGCCATTTCTTGTTTCAGCCAACAGAATACAAAAGTTGAAAATGACAGGGTTAGTTATTTTACTTTGCCATATTCCATCTTTCATAGGTCTAGTTTCTCAAACGGATAACTATTTTTTCCCTAGTATAGAATTAGTATTTGTTTATGTTATCTTGGTAGGTGACCTTATCAAATCCTTCGAACAAGAACTGTCAAATAAGTATTTTAAATTTGTTGTACTTTTCTTTACAGGTAGCTTATTACTAATTATTTTTAAAGGGGTAGTATATCAACCTTATATTTATAACGAATTGCCAAAAATTCCTTATTGGTTTTTAAATGGGACAGAAAGTATAAATGCAATCATTTTTGCTGGTACAACATTTATTATGATTAAAAAGATAAAAATAAAAAAATCAAGGTTTATTTTGTTTTTATCGCCATTAGTATTTGATGTTTATTTAATCCATGATAATAACTACATGAGATCATTGATATGGGAGAAAATATTCGATAATAAAAACCACTTTAATTCTTCTTTTTTACTTTTTAGGAGTTTACTTGAGCCACTAGTAGTGTTTTCGATTTGCATATTGTTAGCATTTTTTAGAGGTCAGATATCTAGTTTTATTGCAAAAATGAAAAAAGTCTCATTACCTCAAATTTCAGCTAGTGACAAACAAACCATGTAGATTCATTCTACATGGTTTGTTGTTTATTTTTTAATTATAAATACAATCATTGATTGTGTGATAATCTATTTGTGCCAAATTTGTGCTAAATTTTTTTAGAAAGTATTGTTTTCTATTTCGGGTATATAGTAAAAACCCTTATTTTATAAGGGTTTTTACTATATAATAATGTCCCCCGCCGACGTTTAAATTAGCTTATAAACGTTGATATAAAGGGATTTAAGACATGTCTTGTGCCAAATTTGTGCCAAATTTTTATATTTCTTCTAAAATTGAAGCAATGTGCTTGTTTTCCTTTTCTTCCAGCTCTTTCAAGATATGGGAGTAAACTGACATAGTGATTGATAAATCTTTGTGGCCGAGTCGTTTTGATACAGCGAGAATGTTGACATCTTTGTATAGCAAGACGGATGCATGGGTATGTCTCAGGCCATGAAGTGTTAGTGGTGTATCTATTCCGGACTGCTTGCATAGTTTGGAAAGTTGCTTGTTGATAGCGTTGTTTGATATGGCTTGGGTTACAGCATTGGAGAAAACAAGATGGTGTCTATTTGTCATTTCGAGGGACCTGAAAAATTTAGTTTGTTCTGCTTGAAAATTACTAAGTGCTTCTAAGGTACTATCATCGATTGATATTTTCCTGACAGACTGCTCGTTTTTGGTAGGTGCAAATCCTGTGTTGAGGTGGTAGTCCCAAGTTTGGCAAACATTGATGTATTTTTTGTCATAGTTGATATTTTCCCAAGTCAGGCCAAGCAATTCACCAAATCGCATCCCGGTCATGCCGGCAATGAAAATCATGAAATTTGATGGATACTTTGGGTTAATTCTGCTTTTTGCTGATTTCATAAGGCGTTTGAATTCCAAAAAGTTGAGGTACTTATCTTTTTCTTTTTTGACTTCAGTTTCACCTTTGATGACAACGTTTTTTGTGAAATCAAGTGGGATGACACCCTCATCTATCAAATTGACGATACTCGCACGAATGGTCGAGTTAAATCTTTCGATAGTAGGAGTAGCATGAGTTTTTGAAAATTGATTAATGACTTCTTGATATCTTGTGCGTGTTAAAGATTTGACAGTCGCATATTTGAAATATTTTTCTATGTTCATCAAAATATTTTCATATTTTAAAAAGGTAACATCGCTGATTTTACCTTTTTTATATATCTTGATCCACTGACGGAAGTAGTCGGACAGCAAAACATCTTTATCATTGATTGCGAACCCTTTACCAAGTTTGATTTCCATTTCAGAAGCAGCCAGAATTGCATCAGATTTTTTGGGAAAGGCGCTTTTTCTTAATTTTTCATACTTGCCGTCTTTGGTTTTATATGATATTTCATATTGCCAAACTTTGCCACGTTTCGTATATCGGGCCATATGTAAATCCCTTTCATAACTTGATACAAATTAAAAGGAGTAATTCCTTTCATTATTTTTATAAGTCTGTTTCTCTATCTCTTGTTTCATTTTGGAATTGTTTGTCTTTCCATCTCAATGTATCTTCAATCATTCGACTTTGCATTCGTCTCTGTTCAAGAAGCCGTCTCTCTTTCAGGTTAAGCTTTTCTAAATCTATTTCCTCCAAGATTCGATTCTGTCTCAGTATCTTTTCCAGTCTCAGTCTCTGTTCCAGTCTTTGTCTCTCTTTCAGGCTAAGCTCTTGTAAATCTATTTCCTCCAAGATTCGATTCTGTCTCTCTTCCCAATCAATTTCTTTTTCTCTTTTAAGCTGATTAAATAACATATTTTTATCATTTTGTTCTTCTCTAAGTTCATCACTAATATATTTATGCTTAATGATATTACTTATATCATTAAGTGAGGAAAATTGTTTATCATCGTCAGCTGAATAATAAATTGTGGATTTTTGCTGTAAATTATCTATTTGTTCATCAGTTAATTTACTAGCAAGTTGAATAAATCTTAAATTGTTTAATATGTAATACTCTTTTCCAGATACAGTTTGGAGTTCATTCATTAAGTAAATATGAGGTCCTACAGTTAAGTTTCCGAACTTATAGAGCCAATCACTTTTATTTTTAGAAGTACCATCATTAGTAACAAAAATAATTTTTTTTCCTTTAAATTCTGGATTTTTGGAATATTCTAGAATATCCTTCCAAATAATTAGATCCCCATATTTTTTTAAGTAATTGATTTCTCCATATCTTCTCGTAGGATCATCAGATTGGTCCTTTGTTTCATCATCAAATCCTGGTGGAATTTTGTCGCTATATCTTTTTTCCCCATCCTTCTGAATTTCATCAATTTTTTCTTGAGTATATGGGTCCCCTATCTTATCTTCAATAATAGATATTAGTTTGTTATAAAGGTCATCTTCCTTATTTGTTATGATAGATTGAATTTTATTTTCTACTTTTTCATTAATATTTTTTTGATATTCTGTTGTTAAATTAGATATTTCTCTAGAAAATATTTCGTTATCAATATCGTGATTTTTTAAAATCTTTCCTTCTATAATACAATCTGAAACATTTTTAATAGAGTTTTTTATATTATCTTTATAAGCTTGTATATCTTTGCTTTTTTGTTTTTTAATACTACTTTTTCGGAAGTTGAATTCTAGTGCAACCAAGTAGGGAATATAAATATGGTCTTTTACTTTTTCAAGAGCTTCAATATATTTTTCTGAAATAGTTGTTGGTGATTCTATAATTGCTAAAAGATAGTTTGTATCTAATACAATAGTATTGTTGTATTTTTTTTCAAAATCAGATTCATTTAAAGGTTTTTGATAAAATTCTGGGAATAGTTTCTGTAATTTTTTCATATTTAGTTCTTTCTATATTATTTTCAATAGTATTTATAGATATATGTTAAGTTTTTGGGTCATATTACTAAGTATTCAAGTTTGCATTAATTCAATGAATTTTTGACCACTGTATTTCATTGAATTCTATTTCTTAATATACAATTCAAATCTGTTCAATAAATGTTGTCTCTGACAGAACCTGTATATCTTGACCAGCTAGTTGTTTTTCGGTTGCTTTTTTTTGTTTACTGGTGAGTCCATTAACTATATTACTAGAATAATCTGTATCACCAACAACTAAGAAATTTGTTTCTTTGTTTATTCCGTTTTGGGGGTAGCCTCCTAAATTTGCAACGATTTGAAATGCTTCTTTTCTAGTAAATCGTTCAAGTTTTCCTGTAAACACAAAATGTTTATCATAAAAAAGATGCTCTGTATCAAATTCTGTAATTGTGGCACTAAAATCATTAGCATTAACCTTTGATTTAGGACGTCTTATATAAACCCAATCTTCACCTAGGATGTCCTTACATTTATCAAAGATTGCTTTTGTGGCTGAACAATCAGCAACTGCTCTATGTAAATTATTCGTATCTAAACTAAAGTGTTTAATTAAATCAATTAGACGATGATGTTTTAATTCAGGTAGAGATCTCCTTGCAATTCTAAGCGTATCAATGTAATCATTATCGAAGTTATAGTTTAAAAAACCAAGGATGTTATCGTATAAAAAATTAATATCAAAATTAACATTATGACCAACAACTATATCATCAGCAATAAAATCAAGAAATGTCTTAAGTGCAATTTCTGTGGGAACACCTTCAGATTCAATATTCTCACTTGTAATACCAGTAAGTTGAGTAATAAAGTCTGGTAATTCAGTAAATCCATCATATTTAATCAAACAATTAAAATGTTCAACGACTATATTATTACGAACTCTTAAAGCAGCAATTTCAATTATATCGTCGAATCTTGTATCTAAGCCGGTAGTCTCAATATCTATGACACAATAATTGGGATTGAATTGAGCTAGACTGTTTCCTTTTTCCCTTAAAGATGTTTTCAAAGCATTCTCCTTATATAATGTTAAAGCAATTTTAGCTTACCGAAGCGTCGTTCTCTTCCAACTGTTTGGCTTGTTCAGCCTGAGCGTACTCAAATCTAGCGAAGTTTAAAATGTTTTTTTGATGTTCTTCATCTAGTTTTTGCATGATTTCTATCGTCTCAGAAATAATATCATTGGTAGGTTCTACTAACTTTGATTTACCAAAAATTAAAATATCTGCGTCAATACCTAAAATTTCACTTAAAACATTAATGTCTTTAATTTTGGGTGATGCTGTACCACTTTCCCATCTTGAGACTGCAGATTCAGTTTTCCCCATTTTTTCAGCTAATTCTTTCATGGTCCAACCGTTTAATTTTCTGTAATAGCTAACCATTTTATCAAATTTAATATCTGTCATGTGACACCTCATACCTTGTAATATTGATTATAAATCAAGTATAAACCAATATTGTGTCAAAGTAAATAAAAAACTTGAAAAAAAAGCAAGAAAATACTTGCTAAAAATTCAAGTCGGTGGTATAATATTTTTAAAAATAAGAAAGGAGAATGAGATGAGCAAAAAAACATTCAAGCCGTTTGATGAGTTTATCAAAGAAACGGGATGGAGTTTCACGGTATTCGCCAAAAAACTTGGTGTTTCTTATGATACTGTTTATGCATGGAGAGTGCATCCAGAGGAACTTACACTAAGCAAAATTAAAAAAATAGCGGAAGTAACAAACAAATCTTTTAAAGAAGTGAATGCACTTTTTTCAGAATTTTATTTGTAAAAAATTTTAGATTCCAACTTGAATTTTTAGCAAGCTGAAAGGAGTAGGATATGACAGAAGTAGAAGAACTTATAAAGCGACTTTGCGAAAAACCCGAGACAGAAGAAAACCCCGCAATGGTTTCAGCCATTGCGGAGTTAGTGAAAAGTGTTAGAACTGCACGTTATCTTGATTCTCATTAATTGCTGATAGGGTATCAGTAATCATTGAAGCGATTGCGTGTGATATTGCTACTGCTTGATCAGGATTAATATCAATGTCAATCATGTTATTCACTGCGTACACCCGTGATTGTTCGATTGCTAAGTCAATGTCAATTTTCATAAAATTATCCTTTCTGATTATTTCAGGCATTGCCGTGCTTGATAGGTTCATTATATCAGAAATGGAGAGTAAGCACGCAAGTTAGGAAGGAGTAGGACATGACAGAAAAATCCGATGAAATAATGTCAACGAATGAACGACAAGCGATGAATGATAGGGCACTTGTTGTTAGAACAAAACGGCTAGAATTACGCATGGTTTTGGAAGAAAAAATCGATTTTTTGATTGATGGGATTATTCATAATCCTAAAACAAAAAGCAATCCAGAAATGGTTGTTGCCATTACTGAATTGCTAAAAGTAAGGTTGGGCTGATTAATCGAAATCACGATTAGAGACAGCATAGATGACATGGTTTGTGTTGATAATATAGGACTCATCTTCATCTTTGAGTTTTAATTCGATAAAAGGGTCGTTATCTTTATCACTTATTATATCACCAAAAATAGAATCAAAAGTTAGCTCAGTACCATCAATAAATCTTAAAACAATGGGGTACTTTGGTTCAACTTTTAGTAGCATTTCAATATATTTTTTCATTGGACTAATTCTTTTCTGATTATTTCAAGCATTGCCGTGCTTGATAGGTTCATTATATCAGAAATGGAAAGTAAGCATGCGAGATAGAAAGGAGTAGATCATGAGTTATCAAGAAAAAAATAAAATTACCATAAGTGAAGCCATCACAAGATTTTCTATTGAAGTTTTGCAGATTGAGGAAACAAAAAACAACCCCGAATTGATTTTGGCCATTACGGAGTTGTTGAAAATTGGGCGTGTGTCAAATTTAAGAATCTGACAATTCGATATAACTGATATTAGAACCATTAAGTGAAACTTGTGTATCACCTTTGAAGGTGTATGTAGTATCATCACTAAGTTCAAATCCAGTTAGGTCATCAGTGATCACTCTTTGAGACTGTGTATAATATGTTAATAATGTGTAATTATTTATAACAATCTCTTCTTCAACCGCTGAATCTATTAAATGAATTATTAGTTGCATTGTTGTGTCTCCTCTCTATATTATTGAGAATAAAACCAGCTGCCACGATATTTTATTCATAAAAATATTATATCACTAGTGTAATTCAAACACAATATATAGTTGTGAGAAAAAGTTGCCAACGATAATGTCACACGATGGCGTGACATAGAAAGGATCCTAATGGGGTTAAAAGAATTGATATTAATTATATCAATTATTATTGCATCAGCTATCGCAATTCCAATAATAATTGATAATCATAGGACAATCAAAGAGATCGAAAAGCACTACGAACTAATTAAAGGGCATAAAAGAAAATAGCTCATAGCTACTTAGTAATATTTTTAATTGCATTTTCTATTTTAGAACTTGACTTATCGATAACTTTTTCTAAGGTTTCTTCATCAATGCGAAATCACGCGTTGGGATTCGCGTCAAAAAAGCAAACTAGGAAGGAGAAAGCACATGAGTAATCAAGAAAAAGGCCAAGTCGTCATTGGCTTGGAAATAAAAAATTTAACAGAATTTAAAAAGGAGAAATGCGCGTGAATAATTTAAAAGATAATTTTTTGAAAACTCGTAATGATGTAAATGAAATTATCGATGAACTGGTTGAAAGTTCATTAGCAGATTTCGAAAATTATGAGGAAGCTATTCAAGCAATAAGTAAAATTAAATGGGATTTGACCGGATACCTTGGAGATGCGATTATCAGTGAGGCAATTAATCGCATCAAAAAAATTGCATTGAAAAAAGCTACACACGAATGGTAGCTTTTGCTGGATTACTCGCTTCCGAATGCGTTTCGAATCATTTTGTCAACAATGTCATGATTGACACTTTAAGTGGACGTCTTCGCACACCGCAGGCTCATAAAATTATCTTGAAAATCATTGATGATTTCAAGCTGCGTTAGAAAGGAAATAAAAAATTATGTTACATCACTACATTACTAATTATGGGGCTGAGATGCCTAACGGAAAAATTGAAAATCGTGTGGAATCTTGGATTCAGATCAATCTATTTAAATGGTGCTTTTGCATAGCAAAAAGACGCATCGTTTTAGATACGCCTTGGAAAAACTAGGTACAAAAAACCATCTAAAATAAGATGGCTAAACAAAGTTTATTTTTTGAACGTTGTTTTAGAACACTTAGGACATGGTGGTAAAACATCGTTTGTGTCATCAAGAACAACAACTTGTCCGCAGTCTTTGCAAGTGTATGCACCTTTACCTGGTTTTTTTCCAGTAGTATGAGTACTCATATGATTCCCCTTTCTATTAGTATTTTGAATAAAGCTCAGTTGGTATGTTCATTATTCAAATATATTATATCAGAAATGGAAAGTAAGCATGCGAGATAGAAAGGAGTAGGATATGAATATCATATATATATAGCAAAGGAGTTCTAAATGCAAAAGATAATCATTGAAAAAATGAAAGAGAAAAACTTATCACATGGACAACTTGGAAGAATGATTGGAGTTAGTCAGCAATATATCTCTAAATTTTTACAAGGTAAGGTAAAAAGTCCGGGATTTAACTTTATGGTTAAAATAGCCGATGCGCTTGATATTGATCTAAATGACTTTAGATAAGATATTCGATATTTGATATTTTATACCAAATGCGCGTGAGAAAAAAACGTGCTGGGAACCACGTTATAAAAGCAAACTAGAGAGATGTAAGATACGCCCATAGTTTTGGTGAGATGTAAAAATTAATACTTTGTAGTATACGCAGTGCCACACTCACAAATTTGCGCACGCCGTCAGGGGAAGTGCCTGAGTAACAAAAAAGAGCGCTTTGCAGAGCGCCTTCATTTCAAATATTTATACTTAAATTATATCACAAAAATGAAAGGAGTGTCTATGGTTCAAAATATTAATGTTAATTTGGCTATTCCCATACCAGATGACATGATTGTGATCAAGAAAACAGAGTTTGAAGAGCTAAAGCAAAATGAAATTAAAGGTCGTTGGGTTGGCATGCATGATCTTGTCAAGCATACTGGAAGATCGGATGTTTGGTTAAAAGCTCATATTTTAAACAATATAAATCTCAGAGATCGTTTGGATATAGAAAATGGCGGGTGGGTATTTTATCCAAGAAAAGGAGACAAATGGCTATTTAGACTTAGTGGGCTAAAAGATTTTGTAGAAAATGAATTTAGCAATTATGTTGGGGGTAGAAAATGAAACTTGGAAACACATATATTGATGAAAACATGGAGGAAATGGGATGAGCTGTCAGAATAGAGATGATTTGGAATTTGTGATTTGGAGGCAGGCGCAAGAGATTGAGCGGCTGAAGGGTGAGAATGTCTGGATGAGAAATAATGTTGCTGTTGTTATCGAAAAAGATAATGAGTTAGTGTCTGAAAATAGGATGCTGAAACAGCAAATTGAGGTCTTTGAAAAAGCCAAAAATGCGGATGTACCACTTACGAATTATGCTGATGTCTTCACTAAAAGTGAGCTGTGGAGAAAACCGCAGACGGAAAATAATCGATTATTGGATATTATTTTCAAACGTGATCAGGACAAGACGGTTCGGGTGCCAATTTCTGATGCGGTTGTCTATATTGTCAAGGAATTAAATAATGAACGCAGCAGAACTCTATGAGCAGTTGCAAGAAAAAGACGAGACAATCGCAAAGTTAAGAAAATATATGATGGCCTACACTTTGGCTGTTGATGAGCTGCATGGTGATGAGGGTGCGCAAGAAATTAAAGCACTGGCTAAGGAGTTGTTGGCCAGTCGAGTTGAGAAATGGAGTAAATGAGGATGGTACCTAAATTTAAGGCGAAAGATGAAAAGGGTGTTTGGCATACTAGATTGCTAACGTTCATGTTTGAAGATATTGCTGATTATAGGGACTATACTTGTGATTTGAAAGTTATCGGCAATATCTATGAAAACAGAGATCTATTGGAAGTATCAAAATGACAGAATACATTGTAAAGTCAGATGATAGCAAGTGGTATGTTTACCTATCGCAAATAGATGGCATGTCCTTGACCGGATGTGCTGAAATAGCGCATAAGTTCCAAACTATTGATGATGCCGAAAACATGGCGAAGGAACTCAATAATAATCCGCTTTTCAAAAAATATCAGATGCGCGTGGAATCCGTGGTACCTGTAGGAGATAGGCGAAAGCGGATTAAATATGAGACCTATAATGACCATTTTGAAAATGCTAAGCGGTACAACATTCCAAAAGCACAGCTGATTATCAGTGATATTCCGTATAACCTCGGTAAAAATGCTTATGCCAGCTCAAATGAGTGGTAAAACGGGTCAGACAGCACCGTGCATGGTTGTATTTTGCGCCTTTAATCAACAAGCCATGGTTATCAAGGAAGGGCGCAAGCATGGATTTAATAATTACATCAACTTGGTATTTCGTAAAAAATCAAGCCCACAGGTGCTGAAAGCAAACATGAAAATTGTAGGAAATTGCGAGTATGCGATTGTCTTATATCGCAATCGTCTGCCGAAATTTAACAATAACGGTAAAATGATCATGAATTGCATGGATTGGGTGAAGGATGGCAAAGAGGTGCCACGTATTCATCCGACGCAAAAGCCGATTGCAACTTTGAAAACTTTGATTGAATTATTTACCGATGTTGGAGATATTGTCATTGATCCATGCTGTGGTAGTGGGTCAACAATTAGAGCGGCTTATGAGCTTGGTCGGAGTGCTTATGGATTTGAGATAAAAAAGGATTTTTATGCCAAACAGGCTCAATTATTTGAGGGCATGAAGATGCAAATCAGTATTGAGGATAGTGACAAGATAAAAGCTGATGATACTGATATGCAACTGGAACTATTTTAGAAAGCGTGTGAAATGAAAGTATATTTAGCAACGCCGATGAACGGTCGGTAGATTGAGGAAATCAAAGAAAGGATTGCAGATTGGGCATCCATTTTAGCAGATAATAAAGTTGATTTCTTTAATCCATTCTTAGAGACGGTCGCAGAAGATAATTTGTTGGACGGTGCTGTTCGAGATAAACGACCGATAGAAATCTTGTGCAATGCTGCAAAGTATATCGAGGATTGTAGCAGTGTGCTGTTTATCGGGACAATGGATGAGCTGAAGCAATCTTTGGGATGTCAGGTTGAGCTTGTTATTGCGGTGAACTACGGTAAAGGATTCTATCTATACGATGACGGAGAAATCATTGAGATTGAATCGCTTAAGTTGACGTGGGAATTTAGTAGGAGAACGAAAGGACAATTGCGATGAGATTCGGACTGTACAAAGGAAGTAAATTAATATCAGTTTTCAAAAATGAGCAATATGCAAAGCATAAAGCGGAAATTTATAAAAACGATAAAAACACGCCTGGTGTTTACTATACAAAAGAAATCAAATGACTAGAAAAAAAGGAGTGGAAAAATCCAGATCAAACAGAATTAAATCTTGATCCACAGCTTAACAAGACGAAAGATAAAGATGATGATGAAAAATAGGTGATGGAATGAATTTGAACATTTTTAAAAGGTGCAAACATGAACATGTTGCTATGGCACGTATCGGCGGAGATATTCAGTCAACTGCATTGAAGTGTGTAAAATGTGACAAAAAAATGGTGACTTTATAAAAGCACTAGAAAATTCTAAAGAACAATTGCAATCGGATGATCTGTCAAGAGTGCTTGGCGTATAAGTAGATAATCAGCAAAGAGAAAATGGCATATACGTGGGAGATCCTGTTGTATTTACAGAAGATGATCAACATCTGAAACTGCTGAGCACTTTAAAAAATCACAGAGGCCCTGTGATTTTAAGCGGTTATAATAGCGATTTATATGCTGAAGAATTAAAAGGAAGGTCAAAAATTGAATTTGATTCAGCTACTGGTAATGTCGGCAGAAAAAAGAAGATTGCAATAGAGTGCTTGTGGTGCAATTTTGATCCAGTTGAGCAGATGGAGCTTTTTAAATTGGAGGTATAGGCATGAAAATCAGAATCGAACGCGGAAAGGTGTTCTATGCTGGCAGTGAGTATTGGATTACAAAGCATGGTATGGCAATATTTCTAAATTGTTTACGTTATGATGGTATTCCGAAAGACAGCGATAGCCGCAAAAAACTGAAGTACATCTTTAGAGTTTGCGAGTCAGGAAGATTAGTCTGATAAATTAATAAGTCGCTGATGCGCGTGATAAAAATATACAAAAAAATACAGTTTTGTGAGAACTGTATTTTAAGGTAAAACTTTCGTTTATGTACTTTAATTATAGCGCATAAACGTATGCATATCAAGCTATAACGCTAATTTAATGAGTTAGCGTTTGGGCGGCTTGTAATAGGTATTAAGTTTAGGGACAGAAAAGGAACACGTTTATGTATTTAAGGAATATATCAATATCTGCTGATGACAAGTATCGTGAGTGCAGCATTTTAGGAAAGTCTGTACCTGTTGATTTAGTAAAAGGTGGTAGACCAAGAAAAAGGAAAGAGAATGCGAGCCGTCCAGTTCAAAAAAATTTAAACTATCGTAATGCTCAAAAATGGTTTAGATTATCAGCGGTGGCAAATTTCAGTGAAGGTGACTATACAGGTGAGTTTACCTTTGCACCAGAAAACAGACCAGGCAGCATTGAGGAGTGCGAAAAAGAAATAACAAATTTCATAAAACGGATAAATCGTGCGAGAAAAAAGAAAGACTTACCAAAGATGAAGTACATGGGAGTAATTGAAGGGAAAAATACAGAAAATCTTCATTTCCATCTATTGCTAGATAATATGTTAAATAGGGATGAAATTGATGACTTGTGGAGTAAGGGACGAGGGAAAAACAAAAAATCAATTGGATTTACCAATATTGAAAAAATCAAAACTCAGTATGGCATCGATGGTGTCATTGTCAAAGCGAACTATTTGACAAAAGAGTTCAAACTCGAAAATCAAAAAGGGAAGAGAAAATGGTTTGCTAGCCGGAACCTGAAAAAACCTGTTGTCGAACGTGCGCAAAATTGGAAGTACACTGACTCAAAGATTGCACGGTTGTTAGAAAGTGAACAGCTTGAATCACAATTAGAAAAAGATAATCCAGGATGGGAATTGATTGAGTTTCCACGGAAAAATCCAGAAACTCAGAAAGATGAGCTAGTAAAACTAGACATACGAGAGAATGAGTATCTCGGAACGTTGATATATTACCGCATGCGAAGGAGAAGATAAGAATTGAAATTTGTAATCGATATTGAGCCAAAGCCACAAGCAAGACATAGGTCGACTATAAAAAATGGAAGAATCAGCACATACGAGGACAAGGAGATGAAATTTTGGAAAAATAATCTTGCATACCTGATAAAATCGCAAAAGCCTGAATGCTGGGCAAATTGTGCGCTGAAAATGGTAATAACTTTCTTTATTCGGCCACCGCAATATATTGCAAAAGTTAAAAAGAACCAGGAAGCGTTGGAAGCTGAAACAATGCTTGTGATGGTTAAGCCGGATTTAGATAATTATGAAAAAGCCTTGATGGATGCGATAAACGGAATTTGTTACTATGATGATGGTCAAGTTGCCAAAAAATCTGAAAGAAAAATTTATAGCAACAATCCTCGGATTGAGTTTGAAATATCCAAAATATAAAGGAGTAGCCATGGGACAACCAGAATTTACTGCAAGTGAGGCGCGACTCTTGGAAAAGCTACAGGAAAAGAAATCATTGACTGGATGGCCACGAGAAATTGCTAAGATTGTAAAGGTAGAACTAAGAGGACTGGACTATGCCAGGAACAAATTAGGCGGATATGGTTTTATTTCCGAAGAAAGCATGACAAGCGAAACAGGGGATGGCACTCAGGTTATTAAGCTATCAATAACGGATGCAGGCATGCAAGTGGTGCCGATTGCTGATGGCAAGGGGTCTGAAAGAGTAAATGATGATATCAAGAATTTAATCGCAAATATGGGCTACACTCAGAAAGAAATTGCTGAGGAGTTGGGGGTGCACGCATCTACTTTCAAAGGACAGCTGAATAAGTCAATGAGCTATGAGAAACGAAATAAACTGATAAATAAAATAAAGCAGCTATGTAGGTAGCATGAGGAGGTAAGTGAGTGGCACGCAAAAAGCAAGAGTTGAGCCGAAAGACACTATCAGGATTAGAGGAGCAAATGAGACTATATCCAAAAATTCCAAGACTAAAAGCTGAAGCTCTAGTCACTGCCGAATTATCAAGAGAGCATGATGTGAATTGGTGGATAAAGGGGAGTCGCAAAAAATCAGAGCCACCACTTGAAGCACTGATGAGAAAAGAAAATAATAAAGCATATCAGTACTATGATCAGTTAGCAAAAGATATTGATAGCACGATGAGCGGACTAGCACCAGAATTACAAAAAATAGTGAGGGAGTGCTTTTGGGGAAAAAATTCTTACTATGACTGGGGGACGATTGGAGCAGTTTACATGGGTATAGGAGTAGGTCAGGCATACTCTATTAGATACAAGATATTAGAGCTTTTTGCTTTGCACAGAGGCGTATTATTTTAAGAAAAATGGGGGAGAAAAAAACAGGTACTTTTCTCCCTAAAATAATGAAATAATTGTATCATGAGAAATTGCAAAAAAAGAAGTGCCATCGAAAGATGGTGTTTCTTGTATAGAAAATTTGGAGGAGAAAATGAAAACTAAAATCAGAGAAACTATCTCAGGTACTGAGTATTGGGACAGCAAAGAAATGAAAACTATTTCTGTACCGAAAGACGAGAAACCAGATTTTGATTTGAAGGATGATTTAGAAAATAAAGAACCTGATGATTTACAAAATCAAGATAAAGAATCAAGTGATGATGATCAAGATAAAATTGATTTGAAATCTATGACGGTAGAAGATTTGAAAAAATATGCAAAAGATCATGATGTTGAAATTCCAAAAGATGTGAAAAAGAAAATTGACATTATTGAATTGCTATTATGAAATATTGTGATTTCAATGGGTGCAGCTGTAAGATAAGTAAGGGCAGATATTGTCCGGAACATGCTGCATCCAAGAAACAGCGCAAAAAGAAAGACATCTATCATCACGAGAACAAACCATTCTATCGAACAGGCGCTTGGAAAGAAGTTGCCGATTTTGTATATCAAAGAGAAAACGGTTGCTGTCAGAGATGTGGCAAATTTGTATTTGGACGCCAAGCACATAGGCACCATGTAGTACCTATTAGAAAAAATCCATTACTAAAACTGGAGCCAAACAATATAAGATTGTTGTGTCCTAAATGCCATACGATTGAAGAAAATGATGGTGAAGATAAAAAAGTTTTCGCGAATTATTTCAAGTAACCCCCCCTATCAAAAATAATTTTTTTGTCATCACGGAGGATAGGGTAGCAGGAGGCACTTGTAAAGTTGCGCAAGATTTTAAAAAGTAAAGGGGGTGTGAGATGGCTAAGTTATCCAAAAAGAAAAAGCTTGAAATCCTTGAAGTAGCAAGGGATGAAGAGCGAAAAAAAATAGTAAAATATCTAACCGATGAAGAATTATACTATCCATCCATCACGCCTCTTTTAGAAAATTATCTGGATGCATTTGTTATATATAAATCAATGTTTGATGCATGGGAAGATGCTGGATTTGCACCAACAAAACTGCATGAAAACAAGGCTGGGGCGGTTAATGAAATGAAACATCCGTTGGCTCAACATGTTGAAACTTGGAGTGATAAGAAAAATAAAATGCTTGAATCACTCGGTATTACCAATAAACGCAAAATAACGCAAAAACTGGAAAAAAACGATGAAAAATCGCTAAAATTGCAATCTATAAATGAATTGCAAGCACATCGTGATAAATGGCGAGGATCAGGATGATTATTGAACCGGGGGTAAATTTTGCTGACCAATATTCTAAAATGGTCATGAAAAATAAAACAAGATATCCTAGCTCAATTATCAAAGCAGTAAAGCGTTATCGAAAGTGGAAAAGGCGCAAAGATATTTGGTTTGAAGTTGACCGAGCAAATGAAATGCTTGATTTTGTACAGTCATTTGTAAGACATGTCAAAGGACCACTTGCGGGCCAATTGATGGAACTTGAATTATGGGAAATGTTTGTTTTTGCAAACATGTATGGTTGGTATCACAAAAACGAAAAAGGAAAGATCGTGCGCGTGATACGAGAATCATATGTTCAAGTTCCTAAAAAAAATGGTAAGACAATCATTGCTGCAGGCGCTTTGTTGTATGCGATGTATGGTGAGGGTGAACTTGGCGCAGACTGTTATGCAGCTGCAACTGACTATGAGCAAGCTCAGAATGCAGCTGAGCCTATTTCACAGACAATTGAAAACTCCGAGCCATTATCCAGAGATACTCAAATCTACAAGGGAATCAACGGGACTATTAGTGGGGCGCTATATCGTTATAATATTGATGGCATAGCTTATCAAAATAAATTTAAGGTGCTTAGTAAAAATACTAAAGGCCTTGAAGGAAAAAATCCATATTTTGTTTTAAATGATGAGCTTCATGCGCAAGAGAACATGGATATGTATGATAATCTGAAATCTGCTCAGGTTTCAAGAGAACAGCCAATGATGTTAAATACATCGACAGCTGGTAAAGGTGCATCGTCTGTCGGAATGCGTGTGTATAAGTACGCTAAACAAGTATTGGACAATGACAATGATGACTCACTATTCGTAGCAATCTGGGAACCAAACAAAAATTATGATTGGGAAAATCGAAAAGTTTGGAGGATGGTAAATCCCAATATAGGTATATCTGTCACGATGGAACAGCTTGAGACGGAATTTAAAAAAGCAAAGCAATCGGCCCACTCGAAGGCTGAATTTTTGTCTAAGCATTTAAATGTTTTCGTTAATGGTGCTAATAATTTCTTTGAGCAAGAACAGGTAGAACATGTACTTGTTGATGATCTGGGAGATTTAGATGGTGAGGTTTGCTATCTCGGACTTGATTTATCAAAGACAACTGATTTGACATGCGTTAGTTTAAATTTTCCGTCATTCGATATCAACGGACGAGCGATTCTTAAAGTTAAGCAGATGTATTTCATTCCAAATGCTGACATTGATTTTAGAGAGAAAGAAGATAATGTACCTTATCAAGATTTAGCGGAAAAAGGGTTTGTCACTTTTTGCGATGGTAAAATGATTAATCAGGACCAAGTCCTTGAATATATTATTGAGTGCATGGATATTTATGATGTTCAGCAATTGAACTATGACCCTGCGATGTCACAAAAATTAGTTGAGAAATGTGAAAATTTAGGACTTGAATGCATTGCGGTTAATCAGTACCCAACAGTCATGAATTCAATGATAGATGATACAGAGCGAATCATTTATGAAAAAAGATTGTTAACAGATAATCCTTTATTTATCTACTGCGCTTTGAACGTGGTTGTAGTTAGCAATCTAAACGGCATGAAAGCACCATCTAAACGACAATCAAAAAAGAAAATTGATGGCTTTGTCGCTTTTTTAGTTGCGCATAAAGAGACAATGATGTTGATGGAAGATCTCAATGAAGATGGCATTGATGATTTAATAAGTGACATCTACAGATAGAAAGGATAAGGACTTGGGAATTAGAGACAGTTTTTCCAATTGGCTTTACGGAATAGCAGAAAAGCGAGGATGGGTTGAAGATGTCTATGCACAATCCATCAGATATGGGGGTGTGTTCGTTAATGAACAGAATGTTCTATCGTCAAGTGATGTATATGAGTTGATGCAGGATATAAGCAACCAAATTGCATTAGCTGATATTGTTGTCGAGGATAACAGGGGTAAGGAAATTGATGATGATCCAGTTTTGAAATATTTAAAAAATCCGAATAATTATTTGACACAATTTGAATTCATGAAATTAATGACAAATAGTTACTTGTTGAACGGTGAGGTCTTTCCGATTAGGGATGGTGATCAAATTCATTTAGCATCAAATGTATACGCTGAACTTGATAATCGGTTGGTTGAGCATTTTAAAATAAATGGGATTGAAATTCCGCCATTTATGATTAGACATGTTAAAAATATAGGCACTAGTCATTTAAAAGGTGTCGGTATTTTGGATATAGGAAAAAACACGTTAAGCGGTGTCATGAATGCTGAAAAAGTTTTGACTGAAAAATATAAAAAAGGTGGCCTGCTTGCGTTTATGCTAAAACTTGATGCGCACATTAATCCTTCAAACGCTGCACAGTCGAAATTTATCAAAGCAATCTTAGACCAGCTAGAGGGAATTGATGAATCAAGGACGATAAAGATGATTCCTTTAGGAAAAGGATATGCAATTGATGCTATCGAGAGTCCGATTGATGACGATAAGATACTGGCCTATTTGAACGTCTATAAAAAGGACCTTGGTAAATTTTTAGGAGTAAATGTTGATACCTACACATCTTTGATAAAAATTGATGTTGAAAAAGGGATGATGTATCTACATAATAAAGCAGTTAAACATATCATGAAAAATTTTAGTGAGCATTTAACGGCCCTTTTTTTTGATAAAAGTTCTGGTAAAACCATCAAATTTAAAATTAATATTCTTGATTTCGTTCCGTACAGCACGAAAACGAACATTGGATATAACATTGTCAGGACGGGGATTACCTCACCTGACAATGTTGCGGAAATGCTTGGATTCCCTAAGCAGAATACCCCAGAGACACAGGCTATCTATATTTCTAACGATTTAACGGAGATTGGCAAGAAAAAAGCAACGGACGATTCATTGAAGGGAGGTGATGACAATAGCAAAGAAAAAGGAAACGAGGGTATTTAACATTACTCAGCTCAGTACAAGGGCCGAGGAAAATGAAAGCTCCTCAATTGAAGGATATGCTGCTGTGTTTAATTCAAAAACAAACATTGGCGGATGGTTTGATGAAACGATTGAACCAGGTGCATTTGCTCGAAGCTTATCGGAAAACTCTGATGTTAGGGCATTGTTTAATCATAATTGGGACAATGTACTTGGTCGAACTAAAAGCGGTACGCTTAGGTTGTTAGAAGACGCCAAAGGACTGAATTTCCATGTTGATTTACCAGATACATCAGTTGCGCGTGATCTTTCGGCAAGCATGGAAAGGGGCGACATCAATCAGTGCTCATTTGGTTTCTATGTGACCGAAGAAACATGGGATTATTCAGTAGAGCCTGCGCTCAGAACAATCAAAGAAGTTGATCTATATGAAATTTCAGTCGTTTCGATACCAGCTTACGACGATACCGAAGCATCATTGGTACGCAGTAAAGAGCTTGCTCAAAAAGTTGAAGTTCGAAAAACACTACTCAAAAAAATTGGAAACCTATTGGAGGAAAAATAATGAACAAACAATTACTTATCGCATTGCAAAAACGCAATAAACAGCGTTTAACAGACTTACGTGCAAAAATTGAGGACCCTGAAACGCGTGAAGATGAATTGGCAGAAATCAAAGATGAAATCGATACCATCACCGAAGAATTACAAAGTGTTGCAGATTCTCTGTCAGAACTTGATGATGAAGATGAAGATGAAGATGGTGACGGAACTGCAGATGATGAACCTGAAGATGGTGACGGAACTGCAGATGATGAAAATCGTTCTGCAGATGACGAAAAACGCTCTGCTGTATCTGAACAGCGTTCAGCAGCAATGGCAGCAGTTAGAGATGCTCTAAGCACTCGTGCTGCTGAACCAAAAAAACGCAACCAAGCGGAAATTCGTTCAGCGTTTGCTAAATTTGTAGTAGGCCAGATTTCAGAGTCTGAAGCGCGTGCGTTAGGAATCGAAGCTGGGAATGGATCAGTAACGGTACCTGAAGTAATTGCAAGCGAAATCATCACTTATGCGCAAGAAGAGAACTTATTGCGTAAGTACGGAACGGTTGTGCGTACAGCAGGCGATGTTAAATACCCAGTCCTTGTCAAAAAAGCTGAAGGCAATGTTAACAAAAAAGAGCGCACGACTGAAATTTTAGAAACTTCAATTGAATTTGATGAAATCTTGCTTGATCCAGCTGAATTTGATGCATTAGCAACAGTAACCAAGAAACTTTTGGCGATGTCGGGTGCACCTATTGAAAGCATTGTCGTTGAAGAGCTTAAAAAGGCTTATGTACGAAAAGAGACCAACTACATGTTTAATGGAGATGATGTTGATAATTTAAATCCAGGTGCACTATCTAAAAAAGCAGTAGCATTCAATCCTACAGTTGCAGTTGATCTCAAAGCTGCGGATGCTGGACAAAAGGTATATGACGCCTTAATTGAAATGAAAAATACACCAGTTACGGAAGTCATGAAAAAAGGTCGCTGGATCGTGAATCGTGCGGCTTTAACGATGGTTGAAAAAATGAAAACATCTGATGGTTTCCCATTACTTCGTCCTATGACGCAAGCTGAGGGTGGTATCGGAAATACGCTCGTGGGCTATCCGATGGAATTTACTGATGCAGCAGATAAGAAAGGTACGCCAGATGTACCCGTTTTATATTTTGGAGATTATAGCAGCTTTCATATTCAGGATGTTATTGGCGCTATGCAAATCCAAAAATTGGTGGAAAAATTCTCTGGTACCAACCGAATCGGTTTCCAAATCTATAATTTACTTGATGGACAATTGATTTACTCACCTTTTGAGCCAACAGTTTACAAATATGAGATGCCTATTGGAGAATAATATGGCTGAAGAAATGAGTTTGGAAGATAAACTCAAGAAACATATCCACTTTGAAGAGGGCATGGATAATTCTATGCTATCTTTTTATATCGAAAATGCGAAAAAGTATGTGAAAAAATCAACCGGAAAACAAGCAGAATATCTTGTCATTATGGTTGCTGGAATCATGTATGAATATCGTGTGGCTGAAAAGGAGCTGTCAGAAGCGTTAGATGCTATGACACCTTTTTTTGTTCAGGAGGCATTTTTAGATGAAGAAGCAGACTAATAATTTTCGATGGCAAGCTGAATTGATGGTAATTTCATCATCACTTGATGAACAGGACCGTCCGATTATCAGTCGAATAAAGAAAAGAGATGTTTTTTATCAGGATATCGGTATCACTGCGCAAGAAAAATATTTATCATTGCAAGCAAAAACTGATGTTGTGCGTCGCATTAAAATCAGATGGGATAATACGATAACTGAAAAAAATAACGGTGTGAGAATAGCTGAAATTGACTACAATATCACTAGGATTTTCACCAACTCTGACACAAGAGAAATGGAGCTGAGTCTTTCGTATGTCAATTAATATCGAACAACTGAGAAGACTGCTCAAGGCGGTCAATACCAGAACGTTTAGAGGGAAAGCGCCACCAGGCATTCCTTACCCTTATATTGTTTATTCCAATATCTCTGTGGGTAAGAAAGTTGCCTCCGGGAAGACGATCAAACTCATGCCATTGTATCAAGTATCTTTATTCACAACAGGTACAGAGATTGACTTGTTGCCATTAGAAAGTGCATTATCAAATGTTCCTCACACGGACTTCATGTCCATACAAGGCGACGAAAATGACGATACTGTTACTAACTTTTTTACTCAAATAAGACTGATTGAGGACTTAGAAAATGTCAAGTAATAACAACGGATTCCAAGAAATGCTAGATTACACTACAAGACTTGCTCAAGTTAATATTGACAAAGTATCAATTGAGTCTTTAGAGAATGCGGCATCTTTTTTTGTTGAGAAACTACTCCCGAACATTCCTAAATCGCTGATGAACAAAAAGCACATGAAGGATCACGTCAAAATAGAAATAGGAGATGATAGAGTCACCGTTTATTTTGAAGATACATCGTTCTATTGGCGATTTATAGAAAACGGAACTTCAAAAATACAGGCTGAACATTTTGTTGAGGGAACTTGGCAACAACACAAAGAAACTATTCAAGACATTATGTCGAATGAATTATTAAAAGAAATGAAAGGATAAAAATGGCAAATACAGACGTTTTTTATTTCGAAGGACTAGATGATGTCCTTTTTGCACCCATGACTAAAAAGGAGACTGTATCTACTCCGCCTGAGTATGATAAGATTGTGAGATTGCCTATTGCAACCAAGCTCAAAATCAAAGGTAATGGATCAGAATTGGAGAAATGGGCATCAAGTAAAATGTTTAGGCGTGTAGCTCGAGAAACAAAACATGAAATTGGTTTGGACCATGTGGGAATACCAATTGAAGTGATGGATGAATTAAAAGGCCTTGTTGCTGCAAGCGGTGTTACATTTGGCAAAAACAATGCGCGTGAGTTGCCTTACTTTGCATTTGGATTTATCGGTAATGTCGAAGGTGGTGGCAAAAAGGCCGTATGGTATCCTAAGACGCAATTGTCTATTGTGATCGATGAAGAGTACGCTACAGCGGAAGATGAAACGAAAATTGACGATGTAACTGCTAATCTAGTAGCAACCGGGTTAATTAGTAATGGGGTGATTCACTCCAGTTTCGATTCTAATCGTGACAGCGCAACAGGTGTATCGTACGAAAAATTTATTTCAGCACCCATTTATGATGAAACGCAATGGGCAGAGATTGTGGCAGCTCAATCAGGTGGAACAGGAGGTGGCGAATAATGGCAAGATTAGCCGATTATGGTATTGAACTTGATAGACTTTCAAATAGATCAACGGTTAATATCGATGGTCATGATTTCCCTGTGGTATTATCCCACGAAGCTATCGAGTATATCGGGGTCGTATATGGAGATGATTACCAGCAATTTGAAAAGGATTTAAATAGTTTTCTGCAACGTTCAAGAGGTAAACTTACTGTCTCTAAAATCAAATCTAATGATTGGAAAATCATCAAGGCATTGGTTTATGGTATGTTGGCTGCGGGCGGCCTTGAAGATTCGCCAAGTGACGTCTTTGCGTGGCTAGGATTACGTAATGAAACAGTTCAAGTGTTTTCAAAATGCATGGAAATTTTCTCAAAAAATACTTTTCAGGTGGAAGATGTAAAAAAATTGAGGAAGCCACAAGGTCATCAAAAAGCGAAAAGAAAAAACAACAATCAAAATCCCAAGAGATAGGCACTCCTTGGGATTTTTATTTATATGTTGCGATAACTTTGCTTGGGTGGGATATTAAATTATTCTTGAAGTCAACACCCAACTTGTGGCTTAAAAGCTATATACAATGGCTAGAAACAAACACTGATTTTGAAACTGTAGAATCAGTTACACTTGACAAATCACCATTTTGGTAGAAAGGGGCGGGAATGGCGAAATCTAAAGAATCCGATGTGATTTTAAACTTTAAAATGGATGGTCAAATCCAGTATGCTCAAACTATCAAAGAAATTAATCAAGTAATGAATACCGCTGCTTTAGAATATAAAAATCACGTCTCAGCAATGGGGAATGATGCAACAGCAACTGAAAAGCTGACAGCCTCTAAGAAAAAACTTGAAATACAACTTGAAGGTGCCGAGAAGCGGACGCAAATGCTGCGAGAGGAGTATGAAAAATCAGTCAAAGAGACAGGTGCATATTCTGAACAGTCAAATAAGCTCTACAAACAGCTTGTTAATTCCGAAACTGGCGAAAATAAGTTAAAAAATGCTTTGGATCAGACAAATGACGCATTGAAGGAACAAGGAAATGTGTCAATTGATACTGCTAAAAAACTTGAAAAAATTGAAGAGGTTGGGGGCAAAGTAAAAGGTGTTGGTCAGAAACTTTCTGTGGGAATATCTGCTCCTATTATGGCTGCAGGCGCTGCAGGATTGGCAGCGTTTAATGATATTGATGAACAACTAGATGGTATTATCTCAAAAACAGGAGCAACTGGCGATGAAGCTGATAGCTTAGCGGAATCATTTGAAAATGTTGGGAGTAATACGCATTTAGGTCTAGATGTTGTAGGCGATGCGATTGGGTCTGTTAGACAGCAATTAGGACTTTTAGGACCAGAGCTAGAGCAAAATGCTGACTATGCTATGAAATTTGCTGAAATTAATGATTCGGATGTCTCTACAAGTGTTGAAAATGCGAAGCAAGCATTAGATGCTTATAATTTGAGCAACAAAGATTTTCAATCAGTACTTGATGCAACTACATTAGCATCACAAAAAACAGGTGTATCAGTTGATGATTTGTTTAAAAAATCTGTAGAAGGCGCTCCTCAAATCAAAGCACTTGGACTATCATATTCAGAGGGAGCAATGTTACTTGGTCAGCTTGAAAAAGCTGGTGTAGATTCATCTGCAACACTTGGTAGTTTATCAAAAGCAAGTGTGGCATATGCTAAGCAAGGAAAAAGTCTCTCTGATGGATTGAACGAAACGCAAAAATCAATTTTAGGCGCAAAAGATCAGACTGAGGCGCTAACGATTGCAAGCGAAGTATTTGGGACAAAAGGCGCTGTAAGGATGGTTGAGGCGATACAGCGTGGAACGCTTGACTTAAACCAATTAAGTGACGCGTCTGAAAATAGCGCTGGTGTCGTCGGAAAAACATTTGACGCAACACTAGATCCTATTGATAAAGCTAATCAAGCAATGAATCAGGCGAAATTCGCACTTGCTGATATCGGCGACCAAGTGCAAATTGCGCTATTACCAACATTCGAAGCAGCAATTTCACTTCTGACAAGATTTAAAGACTGGTTTTCATCTCTATCTCCAGAAACACAACAGATGATTGTCAGAATTGCTTTAGTTGTCGCGGCTATAGGACCACTATTGGTCATCATCGGTACTTTGATGGGATCAATCACTAAAATCGTGAGTGGCATCAAAGCGGTTCAATCAGTTTTCGGAGCAATGTCAGATATGATGGCTGCTAATCCATTTGTTTTGATAATTGCAGCGATAGCATTACTTGTAGTTGCGTTTGTATTGGCCTATCAAAAAATAGAGTGGTTTAGAGATGGCGTTAATGCTTTTATGGGTGGTGTAAAAGACATTTTTGTACAAGGATTTAACTTTATCACTGGTTTTCTAGGTAGTGTTTTTGGAGGTATTGAACAAAACTTTAATAGTTTCTTCAATGCTGGTCAAAGAATTTTCAACGGTTTCATAGACTTTATCACTGGCGTATTTTCTGGAAACTGGCAACAAGCATGGACTGGTATTGTCAATATTTTTGGTGGCATATTTGATGGAATTGTTGCTTTTGCCAAAGCTCCGCTTAATCTTTTGATTGGCTTAATCAATGGTGTAATTGGCGGCTTAAATAAAATCAAATTGCCTAAATGGGTGCCTGGTATCGGCGGCAAAGGGATTAGCATTGATAAGATTCCATATTTGGCTAATGGCGGACACTTAATCAATGGCCAAGCTGTTGTAGGAGAAGCAGGGCCGGAGTTGTTATCTACGCAAGGTGGAAAAACAACTGTTACGCCATTATCTGACGAAGAGAAACGAAAAGGTATTGGTGGTAAAGTTCAAGGAAGTGTAACGGTTGAACAGCATAATCATTTTGGGAAAGTAGATGCTAACAATCCCAGTGAATTAGCCAAAATGAATCGTCAATTGAAGCAAGCATCAGTGCAAGCGATAATAGCGAAAGGAGGAATCCCGATTTGACAGATTTTTTATCAAAAGATAAACCAAATTTCATATTTAACGGCATCAATGCATTAACCGATATGGGTTGCATTATCGAAAAGGAATTGCCTGATATTACAGCGCAGCCAAATATCGAGGAAATATCAGTATTGGGTAGAAGTGGGTCATTATTAGAATGGTATGGTGATTACAAATCATATGATTTACCTGTCGGAACTGTCACAATTCCATATGAAAATTTAGAGGAAGTGAAGAGATGGCTTTCCGGTGGTGGAAAATTAATTACTCACAATGATATTGATAAAGTAATTGATGCAACTGTTTCATTTTCAAATGCTATAACTTTTGAGAATGAGTGGGGAGTATTCTACAATTTCTCTCTGACGTTCCATTGTCAACCGTTGAAACATAAATCTAATGAGCAATCCATTGAATTACATTCAAAAAACAATTTATTCAATCCGGGATCGGTACCCTCCTATCCAATCATCTATTTTGAAACAGGTGGTGGAAATTTCGAAATAGCATGCAACGATGTTTCTTTAAAGATTCCCAGCATGCTAAATGGAAGTGTGACAATAGACTGTGAAAAAGGGTTTGTCGTCCAAAACAGCAGACAACTTAGAACGACAGGTGAATGGCCAGAAATACTACCAGGTAAAAATACCATATCGGTAACTGGTAATTATTCAGATGCTGAAATATTATTGAGGAGCGCGTGGACGTGATCAAGAAAATTTATTTATATGAACAAATTCCGAACAATCTTGAAGAAAATGGTATGCCAATAAATGATTGGCGAGATTTACCTGAAATAACTAGGATTATCAATAGCACATTCTCTTTTTATGGCAACTATCAGCATGAAGGTGTGAATGCAAAATTGATAAAACGAAAAATGTTCATCAAGGCTTTTACAGAAAATGGGACATATCAATATTTCAGAATCAAAACTGCCAAAAAAAACTTATCGGCAATTACAATTACTGCGACACATATCGGATATGAGGCAAATCGTAACTTTATTCAATCGGCCTATATTGATAATGGCAACGGAAAACAGATAATGGACAAACTAAAAGAAAATTTAGCATTTGACCAAAAATTTAGTTATGAATCCGATGTTGCTACCTATCATCAATTTTCTGCCAAACAAGTTAATCCAATTGAAGCAATCATTGGTAGCAATAATGGAAATCAAAATTTAGCTGGCGTTTGCGATGCTGAACTTGATATGGACAATTACACTTTGATACTCAGAGAAAGAATAGGCGATGATAATGGTTTCCGTATTGACTTCGGGAAAAATCTTGCTTCCATTGAAGAAACAATCGATGACTCATCTGTTGTGAATCGACTGTATTTAATAGGTGGTGTGCCCGAGGACACAAATTATGATGCTGATCAAGAGCCAATCACATATGCTTATTTAAGTGTTTCTGGTGTTACTGAGGAAAATGTCCAAATTGGTAAAAGAGAAAACGGGGATTGTAAAACCGTTGAAGATCTTAAAAAATGGGGTCAATCTCTATTTGACAAAGACAGAATCCATGAGCCAAAAGTGACACATGAAGTTGATATGGTTATGCTTGAAAATACTATTGAGTACAGTAGCTTGTATAAAAATATGGTGTCTTTAAGATTTGGGGATACTGCTTATATCTCGCTGAAGACTTTAGATATTGAAGTTAAAGAGAGAATGATCGAGTATGTCTGGTACCCGACAATCTGTAAATATAAGTCAATTGTTTTAGGCAATGACTTAGGAATGTATACTTCAAGTATTGAAACACAGGTAACCAATGTCAGAAAAAAACTTGAAACAAGGTCTGATGAATTGATCAATGCTGTTATCAATGCAACTAACTGGATAACTGGCAGTAAAGGTGGCTATGTTCGTATGCGGCCTAAGAATGCACCTTCTGAAATTTTAATCATGGATAAACCAGACGTTGCAGATGCTAAGAAAGTTTGGAGGTGGAATCTTGGTGGACTTGGATATTCAAGCACAGGAGTTAATGGTCCATACGGTACAGCGATAACTCAGGATGGTGTGATTGTAGCTGATTTCATAAAAGCAGGAACGCTTGAGGGCGTGAAAATGCGAGCAGTTGATAATGATTTTGCAATACAACTTTTTAACGGGATTTTAAAATTTACAAAAAAAATCGGTAGTTCAGAAGCTGAAATGGTAGCTTTTGCACCAACATACACAGATGCTGGATTGCAAGGTATCAACTTAATTCAGAATCCGAACTATTCTTTTGCTATTTCATCAAAAGGTGCTAATGGCGCTTTCTTAAATGTTTTAGAAGTTCCAAAAGATAGCACCGCAGAAAACAGGAAATTAAAGCTGTATGGAGACGTCAGCGTCGATGGTAAATTATTCCTAAACGGAAAAGAAATAACACCTGGTGGTGGAGGCTCAGGTGAAGACGGATGGAACGGAGTTTACCCTGATATTGTAATAACACAAGCTGAGAAATTCGCTTGGCAGGCATGGGCGACACTTAGAGGCTTAGGTTACTCAGAATCTGCTTCTGCTGGTATTTTAGGAAATATCAACGGCGAAGTTGGTCCTAGCATGAACCCTGACACAGATCAGATTGGAGGACCTGCTTATGGCGCTGTGCAGTTTGACGGATCAGCATATCCACTTGTAGGAACACCAACAAACGATGGCCGTGAGTATTTCCAAAGACTTGTAAAAGCAAGTGGTGTGACTGGAGATTATCGTGAGATGCCTACTCAGATGAAAGTAGTCAACTGGACTATGACGGCGGGTCAATGGATTGGTTCAGTTGCGCCAACAAGTGTTGACGGATTTAAAGCTATGACTAATGCAGCAAGCGCAGCAACTGTTTTCGAAAGAAACTTCGAACGACCAGCAACGACGCACCCAGAGCGAAGCGGGTATGCCCAAACTTGGTATAACCTTTTCGCTGGTGTACCTATCCCTAAAGCTGATTGGCGAAATCCAATCAGAGTGCCTTATATCATTACTCAAGAATGGGATCAAATCGGTTACGGTACAGGTCAAATTCATGGCGGTATTGATGTAGCGCCAACTGGTGGAGCAACACCGCCGATATACGCGCTGCTAGAATCGGAAAGGTCGTTCAAACAGTCCCTAATCACGAAGTTGGAGGCAATTACATTGTAATTGAACATGATGGATACTGGACTTACTATGGTCACTTGGCTAACATACAAGTTTCAATGGGTCAACAGGTAAACACAGATACAGTTGTAGGCATCTGCGGTGCTACTGGACTAGCTACTGGTGTTCACTTGCATTTCGAAGTTTGGAAAGACACGCAATGGAACCGCATCAATCCAAGAGACGTAATTAATTTTTAGAAAAAAGGAGATTAAATATGAGTGATTACTCATTTACTTTGAGTACTACAGATCCTAATAACTATGTCGGTCTTTTGAAATTTAGACAGGGTGATAAAAATTCTCAGGTTTTAAATGTTACCGTAACTGAAAATGGCAAGTTGTTTAAGTTTGACGGACTATCCGTCTTTTTTAATGCAGTTTTGCCAAACGGAGTAGTTGTCAGAGATAAAGTCAAAACGATTGATTACACGAATTCAAAGTTAACTTATAAAGTTATTGATAGTTTTTTGCAAGAAGTCGCGTCAGTGTCAGCGTGGTTTTCTTTCGAAAGCGGATATAAAACAGTAGATAGCACCAAAAACTTTAGATATATTGTTGCATCTGGTTGGCAATCTTGTATTACACAAGGGAATTATATCTATGAGTTATCAGAGATACAACGTGAAATTGAAGAAATTATTAGTAATAAAGATTTTACTTCTTTAATTTCTAAAATTTCGTCATTAGATAATGATGTTAAATATTTAGATGCAAGACTAGAAAATGCAAACGCAGAATTAATCGCATCTCGTAACGGAAAGTCTAATTTAAAGACTAGAATCGACGGCTTAGAGAACGAAACTACCGCACAGTTGGCACAAAAGGCGGACAAAAATGCTTTAGAAGTTGAACGTGCCAGAATAAACAATCTAGCACAACTTTCTGATGGAAGCACAACGGGCGATGCTGAACTGATTGACGGGCGAACTGGAGCGGACGGTATCACTTACGCTAATATTGGCGGGGCGGTTAGAGGACAGGTTAGTGGGCTAAAAAGCGATGTTGATGCTAATTTTACTTTTGTTACTCAGCTTTTAAAAGCGAGTGCTAGAGTAAACGGTAAATATTATTATCGTGACACGCATATCAAAGGCGACAACGCTGATTTTGCTGCTTATCCGGAAATCCCTATTTACAGCGGAAAAACATATAACCTTGTAGATGCTGTCGGCATTTTTACAACGGTTTCGTATGATGGTGGAGCGACAGCAACCTCGTTGATGCTGGGAACAAGCACACAAGTTAGTGATTTGAGCTTTACCGCAACCGGCGATGGCTTGCTGTACGTGACTACGACAACAGGTACAAACGCAATGGTGTTTGATGCTGATTATACGCAAGCGGCTTACGCTTACGTTGAGGGTAAAACAAATTGGCAATTAAAAAATGATAGTGTTGGTAATCAAATCACCAAAGAAAATTGTACTTTTTTTAAGCATTTGGAGCAGTATCTTTTAAAGGCAAATAAAACGACAGGTAATTATTACACCGCCTATTCCGGTGTACTTGGAACACCCACAAAAGCAGAAACTAGTATCTTTTCTGGTGTAAATTTAATCGCGGGCGAAACCTATACATTTATCAACGTATACGGCTACTTTACACAGATATTTGACAAGTCCGGTGTATTTATCGACAAACTAACTACTTCTACGGGTGTGTCAGTTACGGTGACGTACACACCCAGCGTTAATTGTGTCGTTTATGTGAGTGCTTATAACACCGAAGTGCCAATGCTTGTTAACAGCTCAAACATTTTACCGCAAAAATACATTGAGGGTATTTATGAAAATGTTTTGGACATCGTGGATACAACGTTGACGCAAGCGGGGATGGCAGCAGACGCTAAAACAGTAGGCGACAAATTTCCGACAACGCTCACCGTCAAAAAAGACGGTAAAGGTGACTATACAACTGTTGTAGCAGCGGTCACACAAGCAAACGTGCTTAGCGATGCCGGAAAAACAGTCAACATCAACATTTACGAGGGTGACTATGACCTATTGGCTGAGTTGGGCGGTTCAACATTTTTATCCGCCATTGAACGGTCTGGTGAATTTGCTGAAAGACAAGGACTGCGCTTAAAGAAAAATGTCAATCTGTTTGGTGTTGGCTATGTTATTTTGCGCTATGAATTACCAGATACAGCAACATATGTACAAAGTCAATGTACCTCAGCTCTAAACCTGTATCAGACAAACAGTATAGAAAACATCGAGTTTATCGCAAAGAACTGCCGTTATGCGCTACATGACGAAACAAACGGTGGGAATCCTTATCTGACCCGCTATATTAAAAATTGCCGTTTTACTCATCTGGGAAATGTGCCAGGCTTGTGGGAATACCCAAGCGTTTTAGGTGGAGGCGCTGGCGGTGGCAGTGATTACACCTTTATCAACAGCCAATTTATTACGACAACCTATGGTCAAGCTTGGAGCTACCATACTAACCACAATCAAGTACCATCACACTTTAATGTGGACGGTTGTGTAGGTATCGTAAAAGCTAGTGGAGATAATAGTTTTAACTGCACTTACCATGGTAAAGGGCATTTGGGCAAAACGATTTTTAACATAAAAAATTGTAGCGGTAACGGTATTGTGAGAAAAGCAGCAGAATCAGATGGATCAGAAGACCATATCGAAGTTTATACAAATGGATATGTTACTCTGGCTTAGACACTACTGTGCGGTAAATTAAAGACAGTCATTAATTTGGCTGTCTTTAATTTGGAAAGGAGTAGATAGATTAACAAGTTTCAACGTTTTAAAGAAATTACACTCTTAAACCATGCCTTGATTATCGCGATTGTAGACTTTGGCTATGTAAATTAAAATTGATAAAGGAGTATTATGTATTTTTTAACTATTCAACCACATCCACATGGGATGTATGAGTTAACCGCGGGCATAGGAGTGCAATTTAGACCAGAGCATGTATATACATTCATTGCCTTTGTTTTCAGTATTATCAGCATGTGGTCAACTTTATCTGCTAAATTGACCAGACAGGAAAATAGAAGTACAGTGTTAGAAAAAGACGTTGAAAATTTAAAAGAATTTAAAGAGAGCGCCAATCATCGCTTAGATAGCCACGATGAGCAAAATAAGGCTATTTTGGTTTTGGCTGAGCAAGTCAAAAAATGCGTGAAACAGTGGAGTAGAAAGGAAAATGTAAAATGGAAAAATATTTTAATACAGCATCAATGCTGTTTGGTTTAGTTGGTGGTGTAATTACGGGAATTTTAGGGGGCTTGGACGTGCTGACGCACGCAATTGTGGTATTGGTCATAGTTGATTACCTGACAGGACTTGGCAAGGCGTTTGTTAACAAAGAAGTATCTAGCGCAGTAGGTTTCAAAGGGATTTTTAAGAAAATATTGATTTTCGTTGTAATTGCAGTATCTGTAGAGATGCAGAAAATTATCGGAGATGGTATCCCGTTGCGTGAGATAGTCATCATGTTCTATATTGCAAATGAAGGAATTTCATTCATTGAAAATGTGAGCGAATTCCTACCGTTACCTCAAAAAATGAAAGATATTTTCATTCAGATTAGAGAAAAGGATGTCAACAAATGAAAAAAATTAAAAAAACAGTAGCAGTCTTAGCCATTGGGCTAGGACTTTTTGCTTACGCTAATCCAGCTTTGGCGGCAGTTGGAGACCAGGGCGTTGACTGGGCGGTATACCAAGGAGACCAGGGACAATTTGGCTATTCCCATGACAAGTTTGCGCTCATTCAGATCGGAGGGTATAACGATAAGGGATTGTATAATCAACACACCTATTCAAGCCAAGTTCAATCGGCAATTGCTCAAGGTAAAAGAGCGCATACCTATGTTTGGTTTGATACTTGGGGAGATTTGGGTATAGCAAAACAAACTATGGATTATTTCCTGGCAAAAATTCAGACTCCTAAGGGGTCTATCGTTGCCTTGGATGTAGAGGACGGTGTACTTGCTTCAATTCCAGATGGTTATGGGGGTTATACAAGCACAGCAGCTGAAAAACAAGCAAATACTGAAACAGTGTTGTATGGTATGCGGCGGATAAGAGATGCAGGGTATACACCAATGTATTACTCTGGTAAACCTTTCACACTAAAACACATTAACTATGATCAGATTATCGCTGAGTTCCCTGGCTCAGGATGGATTGCAGCTTATCCTAACTATGATGTTACACCTGCCCCTAATTATCATTACTTCCCATCAATGGACGGAATAGGAATTTTCCAATTCACATCAACATACATTTCAGGTGGACTTGACGGAAACGTCGATTTAACTGGTATTACGGATAATGGCTACAAAGGTGGAAATCCTAGCAAACCAAACACTGAAACACCTGCTATTGATGCAGGTAAGGAAGCCGATAAGGTCAAAGGCGCTCATAAAGAAGTTGGTATGACTGTAAAAGTCAACTTTAGCGCTCAAACTTATGCAACCGGTGAAGCGATTCCAGATTGGGTTAAAGGGACATCTTACCAAATCATTGAGAAATCAGGCGATAAAGTCTTGCTTGATGGTATCATGAGTTGGTTGAGCGTGTATGATGTTGAGACATTAGATGCATCAACAGCTGCACCAGCTACTAATGTTAGCCAAACTCATATCGTTCAGTACGGTGAAAATCTAAGTACGATTGCAGTACAGTACGGCACAACATGGCAAGAATTAGCCCGTATTAACGCTTTAAGCAATCCTAGTATAATTTATGCAGGACAAACTTTAAGTGTCACAGGCGGTCAATCAGTAGCCAAATCAAGCTATTGTGTGGTTGAATATGGCGACACGTTATCATCAATCGCAGCACAATTTGGCACGACTGTTGAACGTCTTGTCTCAGCTAATGGGATTAGTAATCCTAATTTAATTTATGCTGGACAAGTATTGAATTTTTGAATAGTATAGTAAAAAGCCTTGTAGATATTGCATTTACAAGGCTTTTTTTGTATTATTAGTAGAACACTTATAAAAGTATCCTTTATTTTCCAGAGACGGGATTCGAACCCGTGACAACCCTTTTATGAGAAAGGCGCTCTATCCAGCTGAGCTACACTGCCATAATGATATACATTTATATTATCATACATAAATTAAAAAGTAAATATATTTTGTAATTTTTACTACAAAATATATTTACGTGTTGACATGGTCATATGACACTTGCGGAATTGCTAGAAAAGTTGATTGAACAAGATGGTGTGGTGTAAGGGGCACAGAAGGGGCTATATGAAGTAAATAAAAAAATCACGGAATGAGCGTGATTTAATCATTTTTTTCAATTCACGGCAACATATGTGGCAGGAGGACTTAATTTTAGGGTGGTAAAATAAAAAAGCTGGCACATTGATGTCAGCTTTTTGCGATGATTAAAAAATTCATGATGCGCGTGATAATTCGCTTGTGCCAAATTTGTGCCAAATATTTTTACAAAGTATTATTTTCTATTTCTGGTAAAACGTGAAAACCCTTGTAAAATAAGGCTTTTTGATTACGTATTATCGCCTATTATGGTGCTAGAATGTCCCCCGCCAAAAAAATAATGACTTTGATTGACTTTATATGAACTCAAAATCGTGGTTTTTATTGATTTTATAAAATTTTGTAGTCATTTAAAATCATACAAAATCAAAAGTTTTGGCACATTTTTTGGCACATTATTTTATCAATGTAGTGAGTATTTTATCATCTTCTTTAACTTCCATTTCCTCAATCATATGCGCATATGTTTCTTGGGTAGTTAATATTGACGCATGACCTAATCGTTTAGAAATAGCATATAGGCTGACGCCATTATACAACAATATTGAGGCATGTGTATGTCTTAAACTGTGGGGTCTAATCGTTGGTTTATCTATTTCCAATTTTCTCATGATGGCTTGCAATTGCTTTTGTGCTGCATTATTTGTTATTGGCTTGCCGGTACCGTTGTCAAAAATGTACTTTTGACCTTTATCAAGATTGAGAATATTGTTGTATACTTCAATGGGGATAGGGATTGTCCTATTGGATTGTTTATTTTTAGTAGTATCTATTTCGTTTGTGTAAAAGTTCCAGGATTTATTGACACTTAATTTATCTGTTGTTATATCTTTCCAAGTTAATCCAGCGACTTCGCCAAATCGTAGGCCAGTCATAATCATCAGATAAAGAGCAAGAGTGGAAGTTGTTGTACTTTTACTAGTATAATTTCTGAAAGATATGAACTCGCTATAATTTAAAAAAACTTGCTGTTTGGTATCAATACCGTTTAGAATGGCACCTTTTGTGAAGTCTTTTTTTATAATATCATCTAAAATGGCTGATTGAACACTTGATCTAATTCGTGAGTTGAAAGTTTTTACAGTTTCTTTTTGGTGTGTTTTCGCAAATTCATTTAAAACTTTTTGATACCCAGAATTTTTTATCTTATCAAGTCGTACATCGCCAAAGTATTTTTGTATATTAACGAGTATATTGATATATTTCTGGTAGGTTCTGATAGAAACGCTAGGCTTCTTGTAAATTTCTGCCCAAGTTTCAAACCATTCATACAGGGTATATTTCTTTTGTAAATATTTTTGTATGTTAAGTTTGAATTCACTCTCAGCAATAAGTGCTTCCTTTTTCGTTTTAAATCCAGATTTTCGCCATTTTTTAAATGTACCATGATGTTTATAAGAAACTTCTGCTTGCCAAACTTTATCACGTTTTGTAGGCATATATTATTCCTTTCGATTTTATGGTAAAATAAAAGGAGTGGTATCCTTTTATTTGGGTGCTTAAATTAGATAGCGTTACTCACAATCTTTTGGCCGAGGTGGTGAGTGGCGCTTTTTTGTTTCAATTATATGTTTTATAAAAATTTAGCAACAGCTTCATGAAGTTCTACAGTATAGTTTGAAATGTCGAGTGGAGAATCTATTTCAAAAGTCCCATAATCTCTTACTTCAATACTCGTTTTACTAGGTTTGACAATAAAGCGCAATACCCATTTAGTTATCTTGTTGTCTACAATTATATTAAAATAACTTCTGTTGTCTCGATAGAAAATTCTATCTGGTGTAATAACGTCTTGGAGTAGCATTTTGACAACTGTATAAGCTTCGAGTTCTTCAGGAGTCGTGACTATGTCGGATGAATGGTCTTCTATTATTTCTAATTCATTATCAGATTCAATTTCGGATGCAGCACCATTAGTGTTTAATGCAGCGCTCAACTTCTCATTAACTTTTTCAGAAATAAATTGATTAAATCCTTTTGTGATAATAGGTTTAAAACTATCAAGAATAGCTTGAGTTTTTCTGCCATCATAAATCTCTGAAACAAGATAACTTAAAAATGAGTCCGTTGGTTCTGTTAAGTTTTCAGATAGAAACGCCTTGAGTATGTTAAGGTATTTTAATTCTGATGCAGATGATACAATTTTATCTATATCAAAATTATTTTTATGGAATTTTATTATTTCTGAAAATTGATTATCTCTAATATTTTCAATATCTACAGTCAAAAAAGGTGTAGAATCCATCTTATTCGGCTCATCCAAGTCTGTGAAGAACCGATACTCTTTCCCATTTGTTAATATGGCAAATTTAGAATTTGTTGTGCCAAAATATCGGAAAAGTTGCGAGTCGTGTTTTGTTAATCTTTCTGATACTGATTTGCACTCAATTAAGATTTGAGGCTTACCATCAGTAACGACAGCATAATCTACTTTTTCGCCTTTTTTAATTCCAACATCTGCAGTAAATTCTGGAACAAACTCGAGTGGATTGAATATATCATAACCCAAAGCTTGGAAAAATGGCATTATAAACGCATTTTTTGTTTGCTCTTCATTCGTTATGTTTCCACTAAGTTCGGATACACGTTTTCCGAGAGTCTTTAAATCATCTTTGATTTTTTCAATCTCCATAATTACCCTTTCAAGACAGCTTTTTACGTGGATCAGTTTTGCACAATGTTTTTTACTTTAATATATTAATTGAGTGCGATACTCAAAGGCTATCTTTTCCATTTCCTGCTCAGCCATATCATAAAAATTCTCTACTGACAGTTTAAATCGATTCAAGAACCTTTCAGGCGTGTAGTAGTAGACGTGGTAATCTATCTCCTCTAAATAATCTTTAGCCTTGCAGCTAATCATGAAACGATTAGCTTTAGCTTCGTTAATAATATGCAATTGTGGCGCGCTCAGTTTTGAAAGAGTGTGCCCTTTTATATTATGGCCACATTCATGCAGTATAACGCACTCTGTCTCATCTTCACTTAAACCAGCCCTTACAAAGATAATCCCGTTCTCAGAGTTGCATTCTTCTGCGTGAGGAATGTATAGGCCTTTATCATGTAATTCAGGAGCCCATATTAAGACTATACCTGTCTCACGTAAAATATCGTGATAGTCCATATATTTGCCCTCATCACTTGTCTCGTCCAGCAAAGTAAGCAGCTAACAGACTTTTTACAATCTCTTTGTCGTGGTCATCTATTGGCTTACCAGAATACCCCTCAGCATTATCAATAGCGTCAAGTAGCTCAGGAGAGAATTGAGGTACTGTTTGCTCTTCACGACCGAGCAGGTAATCTACAGACACGTGGAAGTAGTCGGCGACTTTTGCTAAATCAGCTGCTTTAGGATTAGTCTTTTTCCAAGTGTAAAATAGATTTTCACTAAAACCCAACTTTAAAGCCAAATCTTTCATAGCAATGTCTCTGCTTTTGGCTAATTTTTTTATTTGTTCAAATACAGTCATATCAAGCATCCTATAATTATAATTCCGAAAAGTATAAAAATTTATTATTTTTACTTGACAAAAGCTATAAGATATTATAGAATTAATCTTGTAAAGATAAGTTAGTCTTTCGGTTAGCGAATAAACCTATAAAAAGCACATTGAACGTCCCGCCAAGAATGTTTATTAAGCTTTTATTAGGTGTTTTAACTATGCTTTTATTGTACAAGAACTTATAGTTATTGTCAATAAAAAATGTAAAAAACGCTAACTTTTTCTTATACAAAATCTTAACTCAATAATATAGCTATCTCTAGGGCATGATAATAACTACCCAACATGAGAGGTCAAGAGGTTGGCAACTGCCATAAAAGTGTCCTCGCTTAATTGAGTTGAGAAATAAAAAAAGCCCTGATGGGCTAGAAAGGGGAGGTATGTTATGCCAGTAGATGACCATGGATTGAACTTGGTTAATGAGTTCATTACCACAAATGGAATTGAAAAAATGAGTTTGGCAGCAAAGTATGATGTTGCTAAAAATGTCATGATTGACACTTTAAGCGGACGACTTCGCACACCGCAGGCTCATAAAATTATCTTGAAAATCATTGATGATTTCAAGCTGCGTTAGAAAAGGGTGAACATGGAAAAAATAGGCTTTGAAAAAACTAAAACCCATCAACAGATTGTTGATAGGCCGGTTGAAGGGTTATCCAAAGTCTTTAGTAACTGCATCTAATGCATCTTTATAAGAGTTGAAGTATAGATTGTATATATCCAATTCAACGTCTTTACTTCCAGAATTGAGCTGAGAAATCAGGTTTCGATTAATCTCTGCTTGTACAGCAAGTAAAGCCAGATCATGAGCACGCTGCTCGTTTGATAAATCATTTTCAGTATCGAACATATCAATACCCCCTTTCAAGGTTTATTATACAAAAAATATTGGGTATTAAGCAATATAGAAAGGAGTAGTTGTATGACTACACAAATTAAAGTAACAGGAACTCAGAGTCTTGGATCAGTCCAATTTACAGGAATTGAAGGGGGCTTTGGAGAGGGCAAAAAAGCAATGCTAGTTAAAGACATTGCAGAAATTCATGGTCAGCCAGTTAAAGAAATCAATCGTAGAATTAACGACAATATTTCAAGATTTCATTATGGGCTTGATATTATTGATTTTCTAAGTGGGTCTGAGCCACTTAGAGAAATGGCCAGTAAAAATGGGTGGATTGGAAGTAACAGAACTCAGAATGTTTACCTCTTATCAGAACGGGGATATGCTAAACTTTTGAAAATTCTCGAAGATGATAAAGCATGGGAAATTTATGATCAGTTAGTTGATACCTATTTCAATATGCGCTCTGAACTTGACACCTCAAATCTCAGTCCTGAACTCCAAATGTTCAACGGATTATTCAAATCCTTGGCTAAACAAGAATTGGCAACTAAGCAGCTTGAATCAAAAGTTGACAGCATTTCAGAAATTGTAGCTGTTAACACAGTTGACTGGCGCAAGGATACACGTCAACTCATCAATGCAGTTGCTAAGACTCAGGGCGGATTTAGCGCCTATCAAGAAATTCAGTCAGAAATCTACACTGAATTAGAACGTAGAGCTGGTTGTAAGCTTAGCATCCGTTTGACCAACAAACGCAATGTGATGGCTGGCGAAGGTGTAAGCAAGTCTAAACGTGACAAGCTGAATAAAGTTGATGTAATTTCTGATGACAAAAAGCTTGTAGAGATCTACATGGCAATTGTCAAAGAATTTGCTATTAAAGCTGGAGTGTGGAATGGGTAATAAAAAAACACCTAAGTCAGGGGGAGTGACATTTAGGTGCTTGAAAAATTATTTACAGGTTAATTATACCACAGAAAGGAGTGTCTATGTTTGAAGAAATGCTGGCTGAGTTAAATACTCAAATTAGAAGTATGATACTTGAAAATGTAAAAGACTTCATTTCTTTAGAGGGTCAGTTTCCTATAATGATGACTCGGGAGGAGACCGCTAAACTAATTGGTATTAGCGTAAATCCATTTGATGAAAAATATAGATACAACCCTAAAAAGCATTTTCCTAAACCCGACGAGATGGGTAGATGGAATAAATTCGAAGTAATTGAATATTTTAAGAAAGGAATCAAATGACACAATTTGAAGTAAGCCAACATGCTTTGTTGTTGGCAAATAACGAAGGTCAAAGTCGTGAGATCAAACGGTTACAAGTAGAAGCTAAGCAGATGAGACTAGCTTTCAGAGATCTAGATTTGTACTGTGGTCAGCTTGAGTCGGAAAATGAACGGCTTAAAGCGAAGTTAGCACGGTACGAGATGTTTGAGACTGCTACACGGGTTTGGGGGTATTGAGAGGTAACAGATGGGCATAACAGCACAGGAAATAGCTGATGAAATCATCAGCTTTAAGAAAAACCGCTATACAGATTATCAAGGTTTAGTCATCCAGATTGAAGAAATACTGGAAGATGCCGGGTTTTCTGTAGATGTTTAGAAAGTAAGGAGAAATAAATGTCAACTAAAAATTACCCGAGGGTACAAATTATTATTAATGCAGACTCAAACGAAGAAATTCAAGACTCTGTAAGTTGGTTGAGCGGCACTGTCCACCAGTCTGCTACAGAATGGCCAAGTGAGTCTCCCGCAACAAAAATTGAAAAGGCTGAACCTAAAAACATTAAGACTGAAGGCACTCCTCCAGATGATGTGATCCATGAAAAGCCTGCAGCTAAAAAAGATACTTCCGCTAAAAAGGAAGTTAAAAAGACCCCTGAGAAATCTGGCGTCTCGCTTGATGATTTGCGTAAGAAAATGTCAGATGTATTGAAATCCGGTAAGCGTGATGAAGCTAAAGCTCTACTTGCTGAGTTTGGCGCACCAAAACTTGGGGAACTTGATGAAGCAAAATACGCAGATTTTAGTAAGGGTCTTGACGAATTGCTAGGAGGTGACTAATGGCAAGTCCAGAGGAACACGCTGTACTAAGCGCCTCAAGTTCTGCCAGGTGGCTCAATTGTACGCCAAGTGTCGTGTTCTCAGCACCTTATGAGGTAGAGCGAAAAGATACCACCTTTACCGCAGAAGGTACTGCAGCACATGCACTCGCTGAATTAAAGCTACAGTTTGATACAGGTAAAATCACAAAGCGTAAATTTAATGCACAGCTTAAGAAGTTCAAGGCCGAAAATGAGTACTATTCTGTTAGTTTTGAAGAATTTGTGGATGATTATGTAGGCTTTGTTAACGAAACTATCAATACTTATGATGATCCAGAAGTTGAACTTGAACAGCGTGTTAATTTCAGCGATTGGGTACCAGAAGGATACGGAACAAGCGATGTGGTAATCATGACAGATTCTGTTTTACACATTGTTGATTTAAAGTTTGGCAAAGGTGTGCCGGTCTCTGCTATAGAGAATACACAGTTAATGTTGTATGCGCTTGGTACCTACTATGAGTTTAACATGGCCTATGACTTTGAAACGGTACGTATGACAATCCATCAGCCTAGACTTTACGATACATCAACTTATGAGCTGTCAGTAGCTGAGTTGCTAGACTGGGCTGAGACGATTGTCAAGCCACGTGCTGAGCTTGCAATGGCTGGTGAGGGTGATTATAACCCTAGTGAAAAAGCGTGCCAGTGGTGCCCAGCTAAGGCAGTATGCAAGGCACGTGCAGATATGAATCTACAAAATGCAATCAAGTATGATTTTGCAGATACAAATGAACTCGAACCTGAGGAAATTTCAGACATATTGAGTCAGTCTAAAGCTATTAAGAAATGGCTTGAAGATGTTGAAGCTTATGCCCTAACGCAAGCAAGAGATGAAGGGCAGAGCTTCCCTGGTTGGAAACTAGTTGCGGGTAGAAGTAATCGTAAAATTACTAATGCCGATATGGCAGCAAGTATCCTATTAGATGCTGGCTTTGAAGAAATTTATAAGCCACATGAGTTACTAACGCTTACCGCGCTTGAAAAAATGGTCGGTAAGAAACACTTTAGCGAACTACTGGATGACTTAACTATCAAGCCCGAAGGTAAGCCAACACTTGTTGTTGAAACAGACAAACGCCCAGAGATATCAAGTATTGGGCAAGCAATTAAAGATTTTGAGTAAATCTAAAAAAGAAAAATGGAGAATTTTAAAATGGCAAAACCAACTACAACTAAATTAATCACTAACACTGTTCGTCTTAGCTTCGTTCATTTACTTGAACCGGCAGAAACTCTAGCTGGTGATATGAAATATAGCACGCAGATCTTGATTCCAAAAAGTGATACTGTAACACTTGGCAAAATTGAAAATGCGATTGAAGCTGCTAAAGAAATAGCTAAGGCCAAAAATTGGAATGGTAAAATTCCAGCTAATTTAAATATGCCTCTACGTGATGGAGATGAGGAATTTGATGAAGATGGTAACGCAAAAGTTCCGGGACATTATTTTATGAATGTTTCTTGTAAAACTAGACCCGGTATCGTTGACCGCTACGTTCAACCTCTTACTGACCCAGAACGTGTCTATTCAGGTGTTTATGCACGAGTTTCACTTAACGCATTTGGTTATAGTGCTGCAGGCAATAAGGGGGTCTCATTTGGTCTTAACAATGTCCAAATTATTAAAGATGGTGAATTCCTTGGTGGTCGCTCAAGTGCTGATGCTGATTTTGATGAGTTTGAACTTGATGAAGAAGACGACGATTTGATGTAAGATTGCATCAAGTTGATCTAGTCCTTTAAGGTAGGGTATCTAACAAGGTGTGGAAATTGGTAAAAATGTGAGGTAGGTAATATGGAGTTAGTTTTAAGGGCACCTCTAATAACTACCAATTAATTCACCTCTAAATGAAATAGAAAAAAAACACAGAAAACTAAGCATAGTCTACTGTGTTTTTCTTTATGTTACAGACGCCACTTGACTGTTTATTCTT